GAAGAGGCTTTACCCCAGGTATAGTCCTGGTTCCACGCTTTCTGATGTCGGGTCGTTAATAACAATACCTGACAAGATGTCATCTCTCGCAAGCTGTTACCCTCACAGCCACTCCGTAGTGCTCCACTCTGTTCAGGGAACTGAGCAAGAAAGCACACGTGCGCCCGTCGTGAGACGCGCCAACCGCTTCTTCACCGTCCCGAAGGACGCGTCGAAGGATCGGGGTTGCTGTGTTGAAGCCTCGCTGAACGTTATGTGCCAACTCGATGTCGGCGCACTCATTAAGCGAAGGTACAATGGCTACTACAAGGTTAGGTTGGAGCACGCAAAGCCCCTCCACATGCTCGCTGCAAAGCTTGCGAGTGAGGGGGCCCCGTATGCTACTATCGACCTGAGTAACGCTTCCGACACAGTGGCTAAGGACTTAGTCCGGCTACTGTTGCCTTGGGAGTGGTATGAGTTGCTCGAATCTCTTCGTGCCCGTGCAACATACATCGACGGCAAGACCGTGTACCTTGAAAAGTTCTCCTCTATGGGGAACGGGTTCACGTTCGAGCTTGAGACTCTGTTGTTTCGGACGCTCGCGCAGGCACTCGGCGTTGGTCTGGATGACTGCCTTGTTTTCGGGGATGACATAGTCGTTCCTGTCAGCATCGCACCAGCCATGTTGTTAGCTCTGCGTCGCTTCGGCTTTGAGCCGAACGAGCGAAAGACCTTCTGTGAAGGACCTTTCCGAGAGAGCTGTGGCGGTGATTACTGGCGGGGGTTGGATGTCCGTCCAATCTACTTAAAGGAAGTCCCTGATGAACCACAGAAATGGATCGCTCTGCATAACCAGCTTTATCGCTGGGACCATGATAAGCGGCTTTATGCTGCTCGTCGCTATTGTATGGACCAAGTACCCCTTGATTGGCGGTACGAAGGACCCAACGATGGTAATGACCATTGGTTCTATACAGACGACCCAAAACCGCACATTGCGGCTAGGTCAAAACGACACCAGCGGAGAGGGATCGCTGCCGGAACCCCAGGTTTCTACGGCAAAGTCCCAATCCCCCGAACGATCGTCCTGTCCTACAAATGGTTTCGACCACGAGTAGTTATTACGAGCGCCTTGTTGGGCGTTGGTGAGAAGGTCTCCTTAAGGGGAAAGATTGAAGGCTTTAAAACAGTCTTCACTCCAGTCTGGGGTCTGTCTGACCCGAAAACTAGAGAGTTGTTTCCTG